CACCACGGGCAGGGTTCCACATTGCTGTTGGCTGTTGCGCTGAGTAGTCCACGGACATTTTCTATTACCACCATTCTTGGTTTGAGTATTGAGATTGCTAGGGCGAATTCTGACCAGAGTCCTGATCGTGTACCGTCTTTGATTCCGGCTCGTTTTCCTGCTAGTGATACGTCTTGGCAGGGAAATCCGCCGCACAGTACGTCTATTGGTTCGACTGTTTCCCAATCAACTTTGGTTACGTCACCGAAGTTTGGGATGCCAGGGAATCGTGTTTCGAGGATGGTGGATGGTGCTTTGTCAAATTCGCAATGCCACACCACTTCACCACCTATGGCGTTTATGATGCCTAGTTCTAGGCCACCGTATCCGCTGAATAGGGATCCTATTTTCATGTGGACTCCAAATTGGAATCCCCCGAACCTGCTAGCACAGGCCGGGGGAAGCATTAGGGGAATCGTGCTAGCGATTGTCAGTCAGCATAGTCCTCAAATTTGCAAACTGATACCCACGCGCCGAAATCAATGTTAGCGGCGTGTTTGACGACACCGAGTGAATACACTTGATGGTCGCCGTCAGAGAATGCTCCGGCACGTTGCATGCCGTCGAGAATTGACTTTGCCAGGTTGTCGACATCCTGTTTGGCGTGGCGATCGGTGTAGACGTTGATGGTTACCCTGAGTCGACCGTTCAGGGCCAGCATGCCATATTTGGTGTTCCACGCAGCTGCGACCAGTTTCTCGTAATCGACGGTTGTTTTGGGTGTGTAGACACCGCCTGTGCGTGTCATGCGTGGTCGCCCTTTGGGCACTGGCCGTCCGGGAACCTCGAAGCGTAGGAGCTTATCCATTGAGGGCTTTTTTGCGAGCTGTGAACTCGGCGATTAGTTTGGTGGAGTCTCCGGAATCGACTGCGCGTGACCAGAGAAGGTTTAGTTCGTCGAGGCTTGCAGCGTTTTGTACGTCGATTGCGGTGATTTGCGTCTCGGATGGTGCGCCTCGTTGGGCTTTCTGCATTTCTGTCCGCGATGCGCGGTTCTTTGATGTCGTGAAGTTTGCTGTGGCCAACGCTCGACCGATTGCGCTGGTCTCCGCGTTTTCATATGCCGATGTCATGTTTGCCCCGGCACCGCCGTCAATCTCAAATGCGAGGCCTGTGCCACGCGGTCGCAGTTCGTCGAACACGAAATATACTTCGGCATAGACGCGCCATTGTTTGCGGTCACGATCGGAATCGGTCGTTAGGTCTTTGGTGATGATTGCACCGTTGGGGTATTTTTTCCAGAATGCTTCGATTCGTTCTTGGACTGTGGCGTAATCTGCCAGGTTGAATCTAGCCATTCTGCATCTCCTTGTAGTTGTTGAAATCGGTGATGAATCGTTGAGCAACTTCGATTAGGTCAGCGATCATTGCTTCGTCGCGTTCCATGATGATGTGCTTCGGTTCCATCCATGCTGGAACAAATTCGCCGGACTGGGATGTGGCACGGAGCAACCAAGCGAACACGCACTTTTGTGCCCCGGTCACATGCAATTGCCATTGGACTTGACGACGGTACTGAATCGGTATTGCGCTGCCTTCCCAATCTTTGCCAGTCGTCTTGACTTCGGCAATAATCGACCAATCATCGTTCAGGCCGTCAGGGGTTGCGAGATGCCAGCGGTAGTCGCCGTCGCCACGGATTAGCCAGTCGTTTGGTTTGATGCGGTATTCGAGTGGCAGACCGTTCACGATCCATTCCTCGTAGTCGCGCCCAAACTTCATGTAAGCATTATCCTCGACGATGTTGTCCTCTGGGAATAGGGCTTTTTGTAGTTCGGCATCGTATCCGGCAGGGCCTGAAGCGGCCTTGGCAACGGTCGTAGCCGACACACCGTATTGGCGCGCCTTGTACCATTCGTCAGTCTGTGACCGGGCGACCATTCTGTCGTTGTTCATTGAGTACCTTTTCTCCGTATTTGAGCATACGTTCAGTAAAGGTTCTCATAGAGGTACGACGTTCTATTCGGGTGCGTGTCTTGTCGTACCCGGTCATGTGTTGTTTTAGTTCGGCGATGTGTTTGGCGCGCGCTTTTTGTTTGGCGACGGTTTGTTCTGCTTGGAGTCGCCGCAGTTCCTCACGGACAATGTCGACGTGGGGCCAGCGTTCAGTCTGTGGATCCATACCAGACCAATGCCAAACCGATTGTGCCGGGCAACAATGCCCAGCCAGCCGATATTAGGCAACCGATAAGTGCGATGACGGTCATGGTGCGACCAAGGTTGAATGCTTGTTGCTTGGGCATAATGTTCCTCTGCTAGTAGGTGGTCACACCATAGCACATAAACAGGGGCAGTCGCCCCCTAGAACGACTGCCCCACCCGAATAGGGAGAAAGGTTAGAACCTATTCGGGGATGATCTCATGCATCGGAGTCATAACCTCGGTCACGACTGCGGCCGCAGCTGCTTTTTCTTTTCGCGCCTCACGCTTCTCTTTGCGGAACACTTTTTCGGGGTCGAGGAATTTGCCCGACTTGTCTTTAATCGCGTAATGCAGGTGTGGGCCAGTCGTTTGCGTTCCGGTGTTTCCAGTCTTGCCGATTTCCTCACGCTGTTTGACACGCGAGCCGTTACCGACGAATACCTTTGACAGGTGGTAGTAGATGGTTTGTGAACCGTCGCGGTGACGAATCACAACGTGCTTACCTGCACCGCTGTTCGGGTTGTTCGACGCGGCAACAACAATGCCACGATCCGATGCCCAAACCGATTCGCCAATTGCACAGTTGTAGTCGAGTCCGGGAGTCGCCGCGCCACGTTTAATGTGAGCTGCGAAGTCGTCGTTGATCGCGGTCGTTTTGACCGGGCGGATAAGGTCGGTGTCTGCCATGATTAGCCTACTTTCGTGAGTATTAGTGATGCGATTACGGCCACGACGCTGCTGATTCCAGCGAATGACCAAACTTTCATTTCGAGATTGCGAATACGGTTTTCGTGGTCGTCGAGTTGTTTGGGGTGGTCGCCAAGTCGAATCTCAAGTTCCACAAGTTTTTCGTAGATCCGTTCGAGAGTGACCACCACCCCATCACTCACTTTTTGCCGTCTTTCGCGCGAGCCGTTTCGATGGCCGAATTGATGGTGGCGTTGAAGTCGCCGTCATCGACTGTGCCTTTGCCTGCGTAGATGAATGCCAGCGCACCAAAGATACCCAAAACGCCTGTGAGAGCCCCCATAAGGGCACTCTGGGCGACTGTAAGCCCGATGGCGGACCCTGCACCCAATCCAGCGATTCCAGCGCCTAGGGCGAACGATGCGATGCGCAGTACGCGCCGTAATATGTCTTTCATGTTTATACCTTTTCCAAGTAGTAGTCGATCATGTAACGTTCGGGGTCCACGTTGCCGTCTATCCCGACGATTCGATATGTAGTTGTTGTGCCGTCATAAACTAGTGAGATTGTTTTGCCAACGGATAGTGCTGGGATTGCGCTTAAGTCCTCTTGGGCATTCCAACGGATTCTTGAAACTCTCAACGATGTGGTCGAGTATTTAGTCAGTAAAGTGTTTGCAACATTGTCAATTTCATTTGTGACTCTCATCGTTGGAGATAAACCAACGCCACCAGTCCAAAAATATCCGTAAGTAGAATCCCAAGGCGTATCCCCATCAAAATAGGGTTTGTCACCCGGATCAAAATTGAACTGCAAAGCGTCTGCCCAATGACGGTCGCCAACAGAAATGTTTCCACCGCCAGTTCGACTAAAGATTACTCTTACCGCTGCCCGTGTTGCATTGGCAGGGGTGAATCCTTCGACTTCGTTCAAATACCAAGTGTTTGCGGTTGTAAGACTTACGAAGGGGCCATTGATAGATGAAATGATTGTTTCATCGTCGTTGATCCAGTCAATCTGTAAACGAAACCGTACGTCTGTTCTTGATGGAGTTCCACGAGCAGCACGACAAGCAAAACGATAATAGGTGACAAAACTACCGCTTGGTGGAGTGATAGGAATGCCGTCACTTTCTCCACCGTTGTATCTTAATTCACCAGTTGACGATGCGGTCGATTGATAAGATCGCATGGCCCATTCACCGTCAAATGCGGTAAATGGCGTAGGTTCCTCAGATGGTTTCCTGCGTCTAATTCGGACTGCCGCACCGCCAAAATATCCTTCATCAGAATATTCAGCGGATGGATTTGAAATGTAATTTGCTTGGTCAAAAACTAAGCCAACATTCGTTTCAATTTCTGTTTGCCTGTTGCCATAGATACCGATGGAAGTTGCATCGGTTGCTTTTTGAGTGGAATCTAAACCAATACCCAAAACTTGTTGATTGTTTACAATTACATAATTTGCTTCGTTGAAACCGCCAATTTTTGTTAAGTCTTGACCAAAGATATGGACTCTGCTGCGGTTATTGACGACCACGGTGTTTGCAATGTTTTGAGATGAATTTTCAATATCTATCTCTGTGTAATGCAGTTGCCCGGCAGAACCTAATACGTCTGTAAAAGTTTTTCCTGAGGACACCAGCGAAGCGCCCGATCTAATCTCAACTAGCCCAGTACGGCCAGTCGTGATGTTCGTTGGTAACACATTTCTTGGATACCAATAAGTTTGACTAGTGCTGCTAATCAAATCTAAGTGATTTGAAATGTTGGCTACTAAATCTGTGTCGCCCATGTTTTGAATCGCACCGGAAGTGACCGCAGAAACTATTTTTGTTGCATAGGTCGCGTCAACGACTTTGTTGATTGCAGCGACTCGGTTATTCCAACCATAAAGACTGTCGGTTTCATCAACTCCGGTCGTAAAGTTTGCGCCACCAACACCAACAAGTTGGAATTGTGAAACGTAACCAACCCAGTCAATGCAATTCAAAGTTGTCAATGTAATTGGCGTGGTGTAACTGATGGAATCATCAAAAACAATGCGTTGTGAAACGTCTTGGACGTAACCAACAAACGCATAGCCAGCAAACTTGCTAAACGATATTCTTACAAGCGCACCGACCGCCGGAACGCTTGCTAAATCTTTGAATGTTGCGTTGAGAGTTCCAACGTCAACCTGTGATGATCCGGGTGCGCCAACTCGACCACCTTGGGAATAGTTGAAACCTGCAACTAAACTTGCGGTGCGGTCAGTCCAAACAAAGGGTGTGGCCCACGGAGAAGTCTCAATCAGCATTTCGCCATAGAGCGGTTGTTCAATAATTGGTAAAGCCATTATCGCCCACCGTTCGCCCGGTTGTAATCAGCCAGCACACGCGCTACTTCACGCCCGGCACTTACAGAGTCAATTGGTGCGTTGAAGTTGATGATTGGGGCTGATGCGCGGCTGGTACCGCCAAACGGTTCGGTGCCTTTACCTGACGAATCGCCTTTAGCATTGTTACCGCTGGACCCAGTACCCAAAACGCTGTTGCGGAAGTCACGCAACGCGCCAACCCAGTCCATGTTGAATTTGCTAATCGAATCTAAAAGTATTTTGACATCGCGCAAAAAGTTAGCCATCTCTTTGATTCCGTAAGCGGCACCAATAAACGCGTCTGCGATTGCCTCAACATCTTTACGGCCCTGCGGTGTGGACAACCATTTGGAAATCTCTTTGTTCATGTCCTCAAGTGCTGGCAACATTGCTTCACCAATCGAGTCACCAATTTGATTGAATTGTGCAACCATTTTTTCAAACGGTGTTGCCGATTCCTCTGCCAAACCCATGACGCGATTTTCGATTGACTTGAGAACTAGATCCTGTGCTTGTAACAGTTTGCCGGACTCTTGAAGTCGCGCAATTTTGGCTTTCTCGGTCGCAGTAAAAGTAATACCTGCACGGTTAAGCGCGTTCAGGTTTTTCGTTGGATCCTGCAATACCCGACCAAGTTTGATGGCGTTGGATTCCATGTCACCGAAGCCACCAGCTGCGAGGTCAATGGCCGCCTGTGTCGTGCGGTCAAATGTGCCACCAAGTTCGTCGGCAGTTTGGCGCAACGTCTTGAACACCAGCAACTTACGCTGAACCGCTTTGACCTGTTCATCGTCAATACCAGTCGCTTTGTTGACTTGGTCGGCATAGGCCGCCATACGTTTGACGGTTGCGTCAGTCGCAGCCGATATGCCGTTCATGTTCTCCAGCATGAACTTCAGTTGGATGTCGGCTTTACGAGACTCTGCACCCATATTTGCCAGTACCGGGATGTAACGAATTGCTGCAACGGTCAAACCGAGCATTGCACCGCGTACGGCGTTGAATGCTTTAGTTGACAACGTGCCAAACGTATTAGTCTGGCCTGCCGCTTTACGCAAACCTGCTGCGTACTTTGTGGCGTTCATGGCCAGCGTGACGATCATGTTTGATGCAGCCATTACTTACCCCCATTCATAAATTTGATTATTGCGTTTCGTTCACGCAACGTGAGTTGATTTGCTTCCGTGACCGAGAGGCCGCAACCAGCCACTAACGCGGCCAACGCTTTCGCCCGGTCATCCTTTATTTTTTTGTGGTGTCGTCATCCCCAAACAACTGTGCAAAATCGTTCGGGGTAAGTGTTTCGGCTTCAGCAATTGTGAAGTCGGGGTTGGTGCGACGCTTCATGACCCATGCCAACGCGATGCGCAGTTTGATAACGCCAAGTTTCTCCTCGGCAATTTCCGAAAACGGCATCTTGGCGTAGTCCTCGATTTCGGCGATTTCGCCTAGTGTGATGTCCTCAAAGTCCATTTGTTTGAAAGCCTTTCTGCTTTATGTATTTGTTCAGTTGGAAGTTCAACATCGTGACGATGTATGACTTTTTCTTGTTTCGTGCTTTGACAATGTAGGGATTGCCTTTACCGCGATATGTCGTGCGCCATACCCGGTCGCCCGTTTGTGATCTAGTGCCAGCAACCCGATAGGTTCCCAGCGATACTGCCCTGGCATATTGCACACCAGTTGTGGTGCTATCAACCACGCCACCTGCGCTGATGGTGTTTCTTACTCGCGCGGACCCTGCGGCGACAAGACCGCCGAATACCATTCGGGAATCAACACCACCGCTGACACGGTTTTTGACGAACGCTTTCTTTGATGCGTAACCGCGAACCGATTGAGCAAGTCGCCCGGTGATACTTGGTGCGGTGACCGTGGCCTCACGAGCCACAACTTTGGCGGCATCCTTGATCCAGCGTTCAAACAAGTTCCGATCTCCACCCATTGCAAGAAACTTCTCGCGAGTTTCGTTCAGTCCTTTGATGTAGGTACGGCCCTTAGAGTCCTCAAGAAGGTAAATCCCATCACGAGAACCGCCAAGAACCGTACCAGCCATCAGAGGCCTTACGGTGTGGTGTCGAGCGTTACGTCGCCAACAATGTCCATGCGGACACCGTCGAATGCGAACGTGCCGTCTGCCGACGCTTCGCCACCGAGTTGGAACGCACCCTTTGCCGGGATACGAACGGTTCCGGTGAAATGCGGCGCGTCTGCCCCGGCGGTCGCGTTGCCCTTGGGTGCGTAGACGAACGCAACCTCGGAACCTGCGTCAGCCCACATGGCGCGCCAGAACGACGCTGCTTCAACGGACTGAACACCGGACACGGTGAAGTAGAAGTCGCGACGGCCACCGAGCGATGCGTCGTAGAACGTGGTTACGTCTGCTGAAGCATCCTCCGACTGCATGACAACCGACGAGAAATCCGCCCAGTAGTCCGTGCCGTCAATGGAAAGCAACAGAGCGTTTGCTTTGATACGAGTCGATGTTGCCATCGTGTTCTCCTTAGAGTTGAGTGTTTTGGTAAACGGTGATTGTGGTGGACAAGTAATCGGCACCGCTGATGTCAATCATTGACGGTGCGCCAACCGACGAAGCGTAGAACCCGGTTGCGTCGCTGATTGCTTCAAGTGTTGAATCAGTCAGGTCGTCGAGTGCGGTGATCATGGTTTCGTTGGCCGCGTTAGCGACAATGAGTGTGACATCGAAGCCGACTCGGAATGAACCGAACGTGTCGCCAGAAACAACCCAGTCACCTGATGGGACAAGAATGCCCATTGGTGGTGTGGCACGTTCTGGGGTGAACGCAAACACACGCAAACCAGCATCTGTGAGAATGCTGGCCAACGCGGTCCGCGCTTCACCAATCATGCGATACCTTGACCAACCCAAGGGGTCAGAATCGGGTAAGCCGCAATCATCGGGTCACGCGCTACTCGCACCGCCGAACCGCCGTCAAGTGTCGCAAACTGTGCGATACCATTCGGGGCGGAACGGCGGTGGAATAGTTCCGATCCACATTCAATCTTTGCCCGGAGTAAAACCGTGGCCGGCACAGTTGCAGTACCCACAAACTTGGTGACGAGAACAACTGCCTCATCCCAACATGCTTCGACAAACGTCTCGTCGGAGTCAGGCGCCCCGACGTAAGACTGCAACTGTGCGGCGGTCATGGTTATTAGTCAGCGACCGTGGGGATGATGAGCGTGGGGTACTCGTCTGCAACGGCCGTGTAGGTGCTGAGCGAGTAAGCCGTGCTGAGGTTGACCGCGTTGTCCTGCGAGAGGCGGAGTGCGCCTGACGTGAACTGACGGAGAGCCAGCGACGAAACGAATGCATCCTCGGTTCCGTTGGCGGCGAGTTGCGCGTCAACAATGATGGGGATGCCTGCGATGGTTCCGCGAAGTCCGCCGGGGTTAGCCGATCCGAATGCGCCGACGTTCTCGTTCGAGAACGAGATAACCGGGGTTCCGTCAAGAGCCAAGAGAGCCTTGAACGTTGCCTTGCCAACGACGAGAGCGTCGATGACTGCACCCTGTGGCTGGAAGTACGTTGCAGCTGCGTCGGCAAGTGCGCCGGCCCATCCGTCGTAGGTTTCAGCCGAACGAGTAACGATGCGACCTGCGCCAGCCTGAGCCGAAACAGTCTGCGTGTATTTGTTGCGGAGTTCCGCAGCCAACTTGTTTCCGAGGGCGATTGCCTGTCCACGGAGAACCGAGTCGAGGTAAGGAACGGTGGAACGTTCGATGGCCTGACGAGTCAGTTCCGAGTAGTTACCAATCGTCTTGATGTCAACCGACTTGGTTTCGAGGTTGAGCTGGTAGTAGCCCAAGTCTTCACCTTCGGGGTCCTGTTCTGCAGTTCCGTCGGTGATTGCGTCAACCTGTGCGAACGTGATTGCCATTCCGGTTGCCGGGGTGACACCGCGACCAAAAACTGCACCGAGAGGGTTTGCGCCCTCAACGAGACGGATCAAGTTGAAGTCGATGGGCGTGACAACCGAGTCAGCCGTGGTTGCACCTTCGTAGGCACGTTCCATGACCTTGGCGGCGTTTTCGTCACCGTCAACGATGGCCTTCAAGAATGCGCCAGCGCTGCGGTAAGTCGGGGCGGCTGCCTCGACCTTGGTGATGCTGGCGATTTCTCGTTCCAGCATTTCAATGGATTCGCGAACCTCGGCGAGGTCGGAACCCTCTGGAGTGATGTTCTCCATTGTTTCCTCCTTGGGGGAAGCCGAGTCCGGGATTTCCGGGTCGGAATTTTCGTCTCGTACTTCGGTGACAACTGCATCCGAGTACCATGGCGTACTTACGAGACTTACTTCGCGCACGAATGCGTCGGTGACAATGCGGTTGCGGTTCTCGTCGGTCTTGGAGTCGCGCAGAACGAAGCCGACGCTGAATCGGTTGATGACGTTGTCGTCGAGGAGTGTGATTGCGTCGAGACCGCGTTGCGTTTCGCTGATGACCGCACGAATCTCAAAACCAGCCTCGGTGTGACGGCCCTCAATGATTTTGCCGATTGGTTCCTTCTGATCGTGCTGCCACATCAGTTTCGCTTCAGGGTCCAGAGTGACCGAGTCGCGCGCAAACATTTCACCGTTCTCCAACGTGTCGTAAGGTACGGCGATGCCAGCAACCTCACGCTTGTCTTTGTCGGTGACGCGAAATTCCATTTCACGGGTTTCAATTGACTGCACTAAAATCTCCTCCAAGAGTCGGCATGTCCTCGATGGCGCGAACCTCGTCGATTGTCATCCACCCGGAAGCGATGGCAATCTGGTGCGCTTGGTAACGTGTAAGAGTGTCGGAACGCAGCAACGAGTCAACATTGATTTTGACCATGGTTCCGCGTGTCATCAGGTGGCTTAGTGCCGATTCGATTTCAACGATGTATTGCGAAAGCGTGTAGCGAACAAATCCCATTTGTTCTTGTTCCATATTCGAGTACGTCATGGAATTGCCGTCAACCGACGCGAGAAGCATGTTTGCCGGAACACCAAACAACCGGGCAATCTGTTGCACGTTGAATGCTTGTGCTTCAAGGAACATTGCGTCGCGTGGGTTCAGGTACATCGGCTGATACGTCAGGCCGTTACCGAGAACGGCCACACCGTTCTTAGCACCAGCGGTCAGGTTCCATGCATCCTTGGCGGCGGAAGCCTGGTCGGGTGACAACATCTGGTCAGACTTCAGAACACCGTTCGGGATACCCGAATCGGTAAACCACACCGAAGCGTAATCGCGTGTATCGCGCGCGTTCAGCAGTTCTTTCTGCGCGGCCTGAATGGGTCCAAGACCATAAACATTGCCCGGTACGCGCATCATCGCCAATTGCTGAATGTCGCGAAGTTCGTAACGCGTAATGCCACGGTAAACATAGTAAAGCGCCGTACCGTAGTCATCCGTCTGAATCATCATCTCGAATGGGTTCAGAACTTCGAGGTTGATGGTTTCGCCGCGACCGTTGCGACCGATAAGCCAGTAAGCGTTACCTGCGAGCGCCAGCGAGTTGATCGTTTGTTCCATCCAAACTTCGCGTGTGACCTTGATGTCCGGTTGGCGGATAACCAAAGGGGTGGGGGTCACTTCGGCGTCGTCACGGTAGACGTGAATGCCCAACTGCTTCATCGCGGTGGCGATGATAGACACGGAGCGGTAGACGGAAGCCAACGATAGTGCGTCGTTGGTTGTGACCCCCGAAGTCGCCGAACGCGGCGGTGGGATAATCCCTGAACTGCGTTCCTCGAATCCGGGCGCAAAAGAATCCGCTATATCAAGATAGCGAGTTGGATTTAGAAAATCTAAGAATCCCATTGATACCAGTATGGTGCCTTTTCTGCACTAGTGCAATAACTAGTTCAGGCGTGTCGTGGAGATGTTCGGAATCGAACCGAAGTCCGCCGCAATTCCCTTTCGGGTTTTACCGCGTCGAATAACCTATTCATCCCCTATTGACATGAATCGCATTGCAAGAGATCCATCGGGTCCTGTGGTACCGCGTAGCCGTTTACGTTTTCATTTTCCATAAGAGAATCAGAATACCTGAAGCGGTTGTTCTCGCAAAGTATCCGCGCCGAAGGTTGACAACAAAGTTGCCATGACGGCATCGATTTCGACGGCCGAGTCGCGCCGCGATACCCGGAAGCCTTCGCCGACCATTTTGCGAACCGTGCGCGGAATCTGAATCGACAACAGAGGGTCGCCACCATGCTGAAGCGTCTTACGCGCCAACCGCGCATAGAACAAAGACGATGCGTTGACAACGTCGGCCAGCGTCGCAGTTTCTGCCGGGTAGCCACGGAGTTTCAGTTCTTTGTATAAATCGCGCAGCGTGTAACCGTCAACAATAATCGCCCTGGGTGAATGTGACATCAGTTGACCGCAAATGAAAATCAGCTGTTCGAGTGACGGCTTGTTGATGCTGGCCACAAGTTCCGTGTAGATTACATCATCGACCTTGACCGATACCGCGATGCTTGCGTGTTCCCAGTCGGGTGTCCGGTCAACCGCAAAGACAAACTCGCCCTGCGGCAGCTGCGCGCCAAACGGTCGTTCACACTTCTGCCACAGTTCCGGCGGAATGAACGTCTTAGTACCGGACTGAATAAACCTGTTCAGACGGTAACGGATGATGTCGTCTTTCGGCAGCGCGCGCACATCCGACAACAACAGTTTCGGATCTATACGGCCAGCCTGTAACGCAGGGTTCGCCTCCATCAGCAACCCGATAAGTTCGTCGTCATCCTCCGGCACAACGGACTCGGAAGCCTCCCAAATCCACGCACCGAATCGGTCTAGGTCGCCACCGATTGCTTTGTCGGCATTCTTGTAAAGACGGTTCAGCAGTTCGCTGTTTTCGTCGCCTGCCGTTGTGATGCCGACGAGTAAACAGTCCTTTCGAGCGCCCATTCCGCTGGAGAGGGCATCCCACGTTTTCTGATTTACCAAGTGGACTTCATCGACAATGCCGACCGACACCGGAATACCCTGCAACGTGTTCGCGTTCGCCGCCTTGATTTCATACCGTGAACCGTCAAGCGTCTTGATACCACGCGTCTCCGTCAACTTCGACATGCGACGTTCCAACGCAGGGTTCGACGCAATCACACGTTGCACCCGGTCATAAACCAGTCGGGCTTGTTCAGCCGTCGAAGCGACCCCGACGTTGTACGAACCGACCTTACGCAACAACGCCCAAATACCCAACGCACCAACAATCTCCGACTTACCATTCTGACGGCCCATCGAGATAACACACGATCGCCAACGCAGTTCGCCAGTCGGCAACAACTCGGTAACGCGGCGCATCAACTCGACCTGCCAATCATCAAACTTAAAACCCGGAGTCGCAACCGACCAAGCCATCTCAATCGCTGGCAACAGTTTGTCAATCGACGACTCGAACGCATCCGTCAACGGTGGCGTGTAACGAGTCGGCGCAAACGTCATCGAGTAATCAATGCTTCAAGCGCATCGATGGGCGCACCATCCGGGGCAGAGTTCCGCAACATGCGCAGACCCTGCAAATACGACGACGACTTCGCAGCTGTGTATTCGTCATCGAGCGATTTCGCAGTTGCCAAACACAACGCAACAATCGCAGCGTGTTCCGCCCCGATCCAACTAAGCGAATCAAGTGTCATTTCGAGGGCCTTGCTATTTGATGTTGGCATATCGCGCCACGATGCGTTAGTCATGCTTTTCCTTGTCTTTGGTTTGCGCCCTTATGCCAAACCTTTTTTATTCGGGGATGCCCGGCAGAGGGCGGCACGGGATGTGGAGATGCCCTCCAAAAAAATGGAGGACAATTTGTGCGACGACTTAGAGGGCCGTCACGCTGCGGTCACGATAGGCGTACCCCCCACCGGGTGTTGACCCAGTTGGTTCGGGCATGGATCCTGTTGGACTTGGTTCCGTTGCATCGGTTGCAGGCTGCGAGCAGGTTGGATGGGTCTGCTGTGCCACCCATGGATGTTGGGATGATGTGATCAACCGTGTCTGCCTCGGCCCCACAATATGCGCAGGTGTGTGCGTCGCGCTGGAGTATGGCCAGACGTAATGTTTTCCAGTCGGCAGTTTTTAGATCAGGTCTGTTCTTGGCTGGCATTAGACGATCGCCATCCTCTCGAATTGTCCTTCAGGTTTGGTGATGAATGTCAGCACACCGCGTCTACCTATTGCGCCGTACTTTTGTTTGAACCATGTTGATTCGGATTCGAGTGCTGGTGTTGTAATGACAAGACGGTCGCGGCGTGAGCTGATTTGGAACTCGTGTTCGTGGCCGTGAATGAGGATATGACCTGCCCCTGCCGGGTGATTGTTGAACGTCTGTTTCTCCCACCATTCCATCGCTTTGCCGCGTGACCATTGGTGGCCGTGGATCAGTACGAAGTTGGTTCCGTTTACTTCGAGAACCAAGTGGTCTTGGTCTTTACCTGGCACGAACATACGCACATGGCCATATCGTTCTGGATTGAGTGCCAATGCTTCGCTGACCGCGATTGCCGATTCAGTAGCGTGTCCATCCGACGCGTCAGTCGTTTGGAAGCGTTGGATGTCATCGTGATTGCCGTTGACAATGCCCACCGTGACAGTCGGTGCCTGAATGAATGTATCGATGGTCCGGAGTAACATCCGGCGAAATACCCGAAGTTGTTCGGAAATCGTGAGGTCGGAACGGAAGAAGTTTCGGCCGCCTTGGCTTTGATTTCCTTCCAAATGGTCTCCGAGACCTGCAATAAGTACCGAGGGTTTTCCCATTCGGGTCCAGTCGGCAGCTGCCCGGTCGAGGCTCTGCGCCCACGCGGTAATGATTCCTTCGGTTCCGTCTCCGTCGGGTTTGCCAAGTTGAGAGTCTCCCATGGCAAAGACAAAGAGTTCATCAGTTTTCTGTTCAACACGTTTTACTGCCTTTCTTTTGGTGAGGTGGATTAGATCGTCAACTAGGGATTGGCGGTCTATTCGTTTGCTGATTTTGAATGTGTATGACCATGCGCCGCGTGTTACGGCTGGTGCTTGTCGCCCGGAGTCGTCGAAGGGTTTGTCGCGTGTCCATGCGTTTGGGTTGTATTTGGCTGTGAGCATTGTGGCCACATAGCCGTCGGGGATGATTCCGCCGCGTTGGGTGATGAAGTCGTGTAGTTGTTCGTGTGCGACTTCGGTGTCGCTGATTGTGGTGACGATTGATTCGTCTCCGGTTGCGTTCCATTCTTGGCTGAACACCGCAGCACCCCGACGGTCAGGAGTCGTCGGGGGCTGTGGGGTATTCAGGAGTTCGTCAAGCATCGGGGTCAGTTAGATCCTGAATGGTTTCGTTATTGACTGGTTCCTCGCCGGGCATTGGTGTTGGGTCGATTCCCATGAGTTCGCAGAGTATGCGTGTTTGGGCGACGACGGCTTCGATTTGTTTTTCGATTTCGTACATGCTAGCCATTGTTGATTTGCCTTTCGCAGGTTTTGCAATCGCCGCGTCGGTGTGACCGGACTGATGATTCTTGGTTGGGGCATCCGATTGCTTGGATGGTTTTCCAGATGTGTCGAAGTGGGATGTTTTCGTTGTCCATTGCGCGCCAGAATGCGTTGCGATCATCCTCGTTGAGGGTGGTTAGCCACACGTTGAGTTTGCATTGTTTGGTGCGTGGTTGGGTGACGGTGTTGAGCATTGCTTCGAGGTTCATGAGATCCACTCCGCGATGACAAGGATGGTTGCGATGATGGCGAACCATAGGGCGATGGTGGTGATGGCGATTTGGGTGCGGTGTTGCCAGAGTCGTCGCTGGTACATGCGCATTTTGTACGATTTAGCCATTAGAACGGTGCTGCCTGTGTTGTTGGTGCGGTTGCCCATTCGGTGTTTACGTCGGGTGCGGCGACTTCGGGGCCTCGGAGGACTTTGACGACTGGGTTGTTGACGTTTAGATCAATGTTGCGCCTCGTTTCGCCGCCCATTTCGTATTCGTTGATTTTGGTGGAGAGTTCCCCGGTGACTTCGACGAACGACGAAAATTCGGGTGCTGGGATTGCCCAGACCTTCCACTTCTTGTCGAATGTGCGGCCGTCGTTGAGTCGGATGGTTTCGAGGAGGATGAAGCCGCGGTCGCCGAGTGGTTTGTCGACGATGCCTTCGATTTTGACGTGTGCCATGTTGTTTCCTTATCTGTTTTCGCCGTAGCGTCGACCGTATCGGATGATTTGGTCGTGGTTGTGTAATCCGATTGCGCCTGTTGCCAGGAGGTATTCGGCGAGGTGGCCGAATCCGATGATCCTGCCGATGACGTATTCGCGGATGAGGTGTTCGCGGTCGATGTGGTTGATTGCTTGGACTTTTTCGAGCTCGAGTAGCAGGTGTTTCATCGCGCCTACTACTTTGGGTGGTGGAGTAATCATGTTAGGGG